GCGGCACCGCTCACGCACCCTCAGGCTCGGGGCTAGCCCCCGTTACGAGGTGACCATCACCGCCTGATCCCTGGCCCTGGCAACCGCCGGGGCTTTCCTTTTGGCGCCCATTGTTACGGTTTCTGAAACGCAACAACGTCACCGCTTTACGAAAGCGGGTTTTATGGCTTATGATTTGTGGACCGGGGCAAAGACCCGGCCACCACCACCCGACCGCCAATGTCCACCCCCCTCGCCGACGCTCTGCTCACCATCGAAGAGCACCCCCTCTGCTCCATCGTCGAGCAGCGACAGTCCGACGACCTGGCCCCCTGGTTCTACGTGCAGAACGGCGACAACGAGGACTACACCGACGCCGACGACCTGGCCGCCACCCTCGCCAGCTACGACACCACCGGCGCCGCCTACCGCCTCACCGTGCTCCTTCCGCTGTCAGCCGAGGACTACGACACCGAGCCCAACGGCTGGCAATCGCTCACCATCAACGAGCGCAACAGCCTTGCCCTTGCGTACGCCTGATCGCTGCCCTTCCCAAATCACACTACCTAGTTTCCCTTCATGGCAAACCCAACCACCGTTGAAGAATTGCTGGATCACTGGCCTGGCAATATCCCATTCAAGGGAAGTCTCGTTAGCGAAGACGGCTCTTGCATGTGTGCGCAAGGACAAGCTCTGCACTTTCTCGACGGCATGTCTGCCGAAGATCTGCGCAACCTTGAACAGGCAAAAGTAGACAAACGCATTGCCGAGTTATTTGGTATCAGCCGCGCTCACGCAGTGTTGCTGCGAATTGTTAATGACAGGCAAGATGGTGCGCCAGCTTGCGTCATCCGCAACCCCGAACAGGTTTTAGGTGGCCAAGCGCAGGCAGTGCTTGCTTTTTGGCGGCATCTTGACCGCATGACTGCAAAAGACTGGACCGCCGCACGGACCGCCGCATGGGCCGCCGCACGGGACGCCGCACGGACCGCCGCATGGGCCGCCGCACGGGACGCCGCAGGGGACGCCGCATGGGCAACTAATGAAATCCAAGGCGCTGCAGTTATGCGTGCAAAAGGTGTCTCGTTTTTCTTCCTGCCGCTATTTGGGTTTGCAGACCCAGAAGCTGTACTAGCAGCAGATAAGACTTAACCGCTGCCCTTCCCAACCCACACCGCCCCGCTACCAATGCCCACGATCAACCACACCCCCCGCCAGCAGCCCGTAGCTGCCGCCCTCGATCAGCTCCTGACCGATGCAGAGGCTATTGCCCGCGCCATTGAAGACAACGCCCGCGAAGACCGCAAACCAGTGGACTTCCTGGCCCTCAGCAACTGGCGCCGCCGTCTCAACGCCATCAACGACGCCCTTCACAACGCCTCAATGGTTACGCCCTCTTACCTGCCCGCCTACCCCTCCTGCACCGGCAAGGAACTTCACTGAGCCATGGCTTTCTCCATCACCTACCACCGACCGCACCATGCAAATGCCACTTTCCCTGGCATCTTCCAAGCCAACGACCTACAGCACACGGAATGGATCACGCCCGAAGGCTGGGACGCCTGCCAGGCACAGACAGCTTTTGAAGACCGACACCCCGGCTGTATCGTCATTCGCTGCGATGACATTGGCAACCCGTACGGCAACCTTCCCTAGGATTTTTCCCATCGCCCTTTGCGCCATGTTTAACAGACATTGCTTTGATCTTAGGCGCAACGTCAATGCAGGAGATTGGCTTCTGGTACTAGCATTCACTGCCTTCTTTGCTGCAATAATCTCTCATGGCTGATTTAGACATAGAGATTGCGCCATCATGCGGCAACTGCCGCTACAGCGTCATGCAGGACGCTCTAAGGGGCACATGCAATCGCTACGCCCCACGGCCTGTAACAAATTCTCCACAGCCTGAAGCGACCTGGTGGCCTCCAGTAGAAGCCAGTAATTGGTGCGGGGAGTGGGCACCGCCCCCCACTGACGACGAGCTGTTCGCTGACTACCTGGCACGCTCTGCAGGCACCATGCCCAGCTTTCACGGGATCCCGGTACTACCTACCGACAACCCAGCCCCTTCTTTTCCCACCTACGACGTTCCCTTCGAGGATCCCCTTCGATGACGACATACCAACTCTCCTGGTACATCAAACGCACCCCCGGCCCCGGACGTCGCGCACTTGTCGGCACCGAGCGGTTTGACCTGTTTGCTGCTGCTGCAACTCAAGCCGAAGCATTGCTGAATGCAGGGCATGAGGTTCGGATCTTGCCGCTGGAGGTGAAGACGTGAACAAACTACCCGAAACCACCCTGGCCTGGCTGCGCCAGACCGCCAAATTTGAAGGCGCCGTTACTGCCCAGGCGCTGTTGCATGTGCTGGGGCGCCTGGAGGCGCTGGAGGCTGCGCAGCAGCAGCCCACCCCCGAGGCTGCCCCGGTGGCCACGGATAATGGGCTGGTGCGCTGCTATGCGCAGGCGGTCGAAGATGCCCTTAAAGCTGGCCACGGCATTGATTGCGCGGCTGCCGCTGCCCTCCGCGCCGTCTACAACCTCGACCGCCAGCACCCAGCTGCCCAGCCCACCCCGCCGGCCGCGCCTGCCGGGGGGCTGGTGGAAAGGGTGGAAGCCCGCGCCGGCGGTGATGGCCACGCCGCAATCCGCGAGGTGGCGGCGTGGTTGCGGGAATTGCGCCCCAGAAAGAAAGACTGCTATCACGCCGCGCTCAGCCTGGAGCAGGAGACCGACCAATGACCACCCACACCCTCTACACCGGCACCGCCGGCACCGGTTGCCTGGCAATCCACGCCAAGGCCAACCCTGGCCGGGGCGGGCGGTGGCTGGTCTACTTCACCCGCTGGGGCAAGAACGGAAAGATGTTGGACCAATGCGCAGCGTGGATGCCCACGCTGGAGGCCTGGGATCGAACCCGCTGGCACCCGATCGGCAGCCGGCTGGTCCCGCCAGCCGTGCTGGCCGAGGTTGAAGCCTGGCTGCGGGGCAGGCCGGTTGGCGAGCTTGAAACCACCACAACTACGGAGACCGACCAATGACCACCCGAACGTTACAAACTGCCATAAACGAAGCTGAGCGCTTCGCCCGAACATTACAAACTGCCATAAACGAAGCTGAGCGCTTCCTGGATCTAGCAAGAGAGCTCCAATCCGATTCCGCCAACAGCTACTACACCGGCAGCAAAACTTCAGGCGCCACCCGCCGCGCATCTATGGATCTCACCCGTGCCCTTGCTGATCTCAGGAGGCCGACATGATTGAAATCAACTGCTACGGCGGCCGAATCGGCCGGTTTTGGTGGGAGAACTCCGATCGCGGCGGGATCTTCCTGCGCTGCGGCCAGTTCGACACCGAACTGAGCCCTGGCCGCTGCGGTTGGGATGAGGCCTGGCCAGAGCAGCACTCCTGGCCCGTGAGCCCATGGGGGAAGGGTGATGCAGTGGACGAACACTGGCGAGACTTTGCGGTCTTTGAGCCGTGGTTTGATCGTCAAGTGGAAACCCGCAAGCTAGACCTAGACTTAAACATTACAGAGAAGATTGAGATTTATTCACTGCTCTGCGATGTGTTTAATGCTGGCATTGATGCCGGCCGCAACCCGTGGAGCTGGGCCCATCGTGTCGAGCAACAGCAAACCCGATTTTCCATGGAGGCAGCAAAGTGAACAGTGACTTTCGCGCCTTGTGTGCTGCTATGTCGTCATGGTGGGGCCTGTTGGCCCTCCCTGAATGGGCAAGGCCACAGGATCAGGCAGAGTTTGACGAGCTGGGGCGGCAGGCCCGCGCCGCCCTGGCGGCTGAGCCGGCTGAGCCGGCGGGGGAGGTGCCGAGTGAGCGAGATGTTGCCGAATGGATCAACAGCCTGCCCCTTTGGCACGGTGCATCAAGGGATGAACTGACCGGAATCGTGCTGCGAGCCTTCGCCCGCTGGGGCTGCCCCGCCGCCCCGCCAGCGCCGGAGCCGGAGACGCTCGCCGAGTCCCTTGCCGCCCGCCCCCTGCTGGAGAAAGTGACCCGGTTGGGTGACTGCATCGGACAGCAGACCGTTGCCCAGGTGCGGCAGTTAGCCGAGCAAGCCGCCGCTTGGCTGCGGGATCATCCTCCAGGCCAGCCAGTTGCGATCGAGCCACGGGGCTGCCCAGCTCCTGGGGCTTGCTCTTGCGTGGAGCCCATCCCGCCAGCGCCGGAGGTGGGGGAGGTGGAGGGGTTGGTGGCGTGGATGAGGAGCCAGGTCGCCATTCACCCAGCCGCGCAAACGCAATGGGCAAAACGATTTCTTCGCATTGCCACCCTGCTCCAGCAGCTTGCCGCCCCCGCCCCGGTGGTGGTGCCGGTGGCGGTGAGTGAGCGGCTGCCGGGGGGAGGGGATTGCGATGCGGAGGGGAGGTGTTGGGCCTTCACGCCACGGTCGGCTACACCATTCCCGAATTGGACTCTGATCTGGAGGGGCCACATGAAGCCTTACCACAGCCACTGGCTCCCCGCCCACGCCATCCCGATGCCCCAGCCCGGGGAGGGGGAGGCGTGAGCCAGCAAAACACCTACCAAGCCACAGCAGCGGCAACACCAATCCAGTTGCCTCGCTGGGTATGGATCCCAGCCCGATCTGGATCTCTCCCCGGCTACTGGGCACCTTGCGCTTACACCCGATGAGCACCCTCACCCCACCCCTTGAGGAATCCAATGACTGAATGCCTCCCCGACCTCCCCCGCTACATCCGCCAGCGGGACAACGAATGGCAGGGCGCCGACCACCAGAACGGCCCCTGGCGGCCGATCCCGGCGCCGCAGTCAGGGCTGCCCTGGAAGACCGATGGACCGGCTGTGCCCGAGAGCAGGGAACCGGCCTCCGTCGCTACTGAGGCTAGGCCCCTTAGCCTCGACGCGCAGGGGGTTCTGGATGCGTTCCGCCCCACCAGTCACCACCGAAGGGCTATTGCCGCCGTTCTCCGCCACCTGGCAGCCGCCCACGGCGATCCCGAGTCATTCGGCGCAGTGCGCCCCGAGCTGCTGAATCGGATGGCTGCCGAGCTAGAGGGAACCGTGCAAACCGTGCAGGAGGGGGCACATGATTGACCACACCATCCTCGACGACGCCATCTGCACTTTTCTGCGGTCCTCCTGCGGCCATGCAACCAACAACCAAGCACTGATTGATCTGGCTGGCGGCAAGTGGCGGACCGTTGACGCACGGATGCAAGCCATGCGCAAATCTGGGCGGATCCGCTGGCACGGGCGATCACTCAAGAACCATCCTTTAGGCGTTCGCTCTCACGGGTGGGAAGTTCTTACCGAGCCAGACCGCACGCTATGACCACCTCCAAGCGACCCGGCTGGGGCCTCCGCATCCTTAAGGTGCGCAACACCTCCGGCGCCCCCGAGGCACTGATCCTGCCCCCAGACCACGAAGCACCGTTTTGGACGGACCTTCGCCAGATCGCCCAGCACCAAGCCCGCACCATCTACGAACCCCGATGATCCTCGCTGACTTCCAGATCCGTGCCCTATGCGAAGCCGGCATGGTCGCCCCCTTTGACCCCGCCCTTGTCAACCCTGCAAGCCTGGACCTGCGGCTGGGCTCGAACATCCTGATTGAGTCCAGCGAGGGGCCTGGCCTTGTGCCCTACTGCATGGCTCACCACACAGCCGACGACCCCTACCGCATGGTGCCTGGGCAGTTCCTGCTTGCAGAGGGGGAGCCCATCTTCAACCTGCCTAAGTGCATCGCCGCTCAGTTTGTCCTCAAGTCCTCCCGCGCCCGCGAAGGCCTACAGCACTTGCTAGCCGGATGGTGCGACCCCGGCTGGAACGGCTCACGCCTCACCCTGGAGCTGAAAAACGTTCGCCAGCTCCACTGGGTTGGCATCTACCCAGGCCTCAGGATCGGGCAGATGAAGTTCATGCGCATGGACTCCACCCCACTGGCGTCCTATGCCGACGTTGGAAGATACAACGGGGATGTGACGGTCACTTCATCGCGCGGTTAGCCGTTGCTGTTCCCAAACGGCAGTAATGGCTTAGACTATGCGCGACCGCAACGCTGCGTTATCTCCTGTGTCAGCCGGTGGACGCCCAACCAAGCTCACCACCGAACTGGTGAAAGCGGCACGCATCGAAGCGGCTCACGGCCTCCCTGTCGCCCTGATCGCGGATCGGCTTGGCATTGGCCGAACAACCGCACACACCTGGATCAGGAACGCTGATAGCAAAGGCGAAGGCAGCCTTGAATACAAGTTTCGGGCTGCCATCTTTCTAGCTGATGCGGAAGAGTGCAAAAACCTTTTAGGCGGGCTTCGCACAGCAGCATCGGGCTCGAAAGACAACCCGCCAAACGCTTGGGCTGCATCTTGGCTCCTGACGCATCACCCCAGGCTGCGTGATCACTTCTCGGATGCTGCCGCCGATCGCCGCGTAGAGCGCAAGACCGTCGCCACCGTGATGGATGCCCTTGCCTCTGCTGGGCTCACCCCAGACGATGAGCGGCGGGTGCTACTGCAGATCCAGGCCCGTGGCCTCGGGACGCCTCCGGCGGATGAGGGGGAAGGATGAACGACCACGCAACTCGGATCACAAAAGCTGCCCAAGCCCGCAAGTTGATCGGGCAAAAAGTCAAGTGGTGGCCACTTCATTTAGGCAGACACTGGACCACAAATGACACCTTGCACGAAGTAGCGGGAAAGAACGTCCGGCTTGGTATCGACTGGCAATGGCTACCTGACATTTGGATGGAGCCACTTCCGCAAGCTGTGGAGGGCGAGCCGTGACCGATCTCGTCCGCACCCTGCTGGCACGACGGCCCTATGTGAGTGAAAGCACCCTACTGGATTGCCTTGAGCTGGCCGAATGGCTGGATATGCGCATCCGGGCAGGCAT